TCATAGTCATCGATGTGTTCGTCACCGCTGATGTTTACATTGAGTGTACCGCCATCGTCAAGTTTCACTCTCGAACGATACTCTTGTTTCCCGTCCTTCTTTAACACAGCAGGATACGGGTTATCGAGTGTTTCAATGAGTTGCTTATATCCTAACATTAGTTGACCTCCCGTACATAGTACACGATATTTTCATCATTATCACTCTGTGTCCATGCGACGACATCATCACCAGTCAACCCCGATTTCTCTTCGTATTTGTCAATGATGTAATTATTGAATGTAAATTCGTCCATCGGCCAAGCATGATAGGGGTCGAGAATGTTATTAGCGAGATAGACCAACCAAACGTAATCTGTCGAACCGTAATAAAACAACGCAATGTCTTCGGGTCGTTCACCTTCTTTTACGGTGTATGGCAAGAAAAGATACGGGTTATTAGAAATACTTCGCATGAAATTATTTCTTCGCGTGATATCTTTTACCAATCTACCTTGATAATTGATCGTTGGAAATGGAGCAAAGTATTTGGTCATGTCTTATCCTGTGTTCTCTTGGTTCTCACCTGAAGGTTCTGCCTCGGTCTGTGGCTCTGTTTGTACTGTGTCTGGGTAATCTTCCTTAGTGTGAATACTCAATTCATTAAACGTGATACTGAGTGTGACTGCTACGGGTTTACCACCCTTTAAAACAGCCATTTGACCACCACCGCCATAATCTACAGTTAGATTTGAAATCATGCAAGGCTTGAATCGTTGCCAATGCGAAGGGTCAACACCAAGAAGTTCAATAAAAACAACCGATGGGTAATTAAGTAGAGCTCTATTCACATCACCGAGACCATCAATACTACCATACGAAGGCAATATATTCTGTCGAATGAGTGTTATGATATTCTTAATGCCTTCAGAATCTTGTTCATTTTCTGGAAATAGATCCCATTGCATTGTATAGCTTTTTAAATCGACACCTTCAAATGCAAGTGTCTCATTTGGGTTGATTGCCGCGCCACCGGCTGCACTCATTGCACGACCGATGTCACCCGAATAATTTTGCATCAGGTATGAGAGAATTTGAGAGACATTCTGGCCACTCATATTCAATGTACTCATTAGGTCTTTTTTGACCTGGTCGGGATTGGCGTTTATATTTTCACCAATATTCTTTAATTTACTGAGTACGCTTCCACCTGCACTAGCCGCATCTTTAACAGCACCAGCCGCAGCAGTACCAGCACCAGCAATTGTACCACCTAATGCACTAGAAGCAAACGATGAAAGTCTTTCTGCTGCAAAACTTCTTTCAAACCCATTTACCTTGATACCATTCTGATCTGATAACTGTTTGGGGAAAGGCAATTCAACTGATTGATTATTGACAACGTCAGGTCCAGAATCTTGCTTTAAACTTTGGTAAATGCCACTTGTGAGCGTGGAATAAGACCCAGACCCGGTGGTTTGTGCATAATCGTATTCTTTGAATAAGAGTAAAATGCCGTGTGGATATGGTGTGCTCGGAAAGGAAAGCAAAGAGTTCTTTTTCTTCTGCCTCTCTGCTAACTGAGGACGATTAAATTTGGCCATTTATAACCACCTGTTTTGAATAAATACAATAGCTACCTATCAGTTTATTTATATGAAAATGCGAAGAGAGACACAATGGCGTATAGTGGGAAATTTAGACCTAAAAATCCACAAAAGTACAAGGGAGATCCTACCACTATTATTTATAGATCTTTGTGGGAATTTAAGTTTTTTAGGCACGTAGATGTCAATCCAGATGTAATTTGGTGGCAATCTGAAGAAGTGATCGTACCTTATAGGTCACCAATCGATAGTAGAATACATAGATACTTTCCAGATGTGATTGTACATGCAAAAAGAAAAGATGGCTCTAAGGGAACTACGATGATTGAAATAAAGCCATATAAACAAACGCTTCCACCAGACCCAAGGAAGAAAAACGCAACAAAAACTGGTAGAGTATCGCGACGATATTTAAACGAGGTCAAGACATGGGGCATCAATGATGCAAAATGGAAGGCCGCAAGAAATTATTGTGCTGATAGAGGCTGGGACTTTATCATCATGACGGAAAAGGAATTAGGGGTATAAATTGGCACAGATTTTTGATCAGGTTCTAGCAAAAGGTATTCGTGCAGGTAATGTACCAGCTCGTACTGCCAAGGCAAGAGAGTGGTACCGAAATCAGGCGAAGGCTATGGCCAAGTCTGGTGCTAAGAGTGGTGTTACCGGTGAGAATGTTCTTAAGCAATCAAAAAGCACAATGACTGGTACACCAAGAATGGGCAATATGTACCTATTCGAATATGATGCCAAGCATAAAGATAAACTACCTTACTGGGATAGATTCCCACTCATTTTCCCAATAAATAAAGCAAAGGGTGGTTTTATGGGCATTAATGTGCATTATCTACCACCAATACTTCGTGCAAGGTTAATGGATGCGTTGTACGGAACACTTACAAATAAAAAGTATGATGAAACAACAAGATTACAAATATCATACGAGTTATTAAACAGCGCGGCAAAATTTAAAGAATTTAAACCTTGTATCAAACACTATTTAAATTCTCAGATGCGATCTAGGTTCGCTTATATTAGTCCCAGCGAATGGGACATTGCCTTATTCTTACCAATGGCCAAATTTGTCGGGGCATCGAAACAGAAAGTCTATGCCGACTCAAGAAAAATTATCAGGGGATAAAAATGCCGTTCGACATTACTCAATTCAAATCAGCAATGAATCGATTCGGTGGGCCGGCTCGTTCTTCCCTCTTTGAGGTTACAGTCACTCCATATAAGGATGGTTCCATAGGTACAAACAGAGCCTTTGGAACTCGAGAATTTTCATTCTTTTGTAAGACAGTAAACATGCCCGGTATCGTTTTCGCCACAGCAGAAAATGCCCAGGTAGGTCAATTGCCCACAGCGATGCCAACGGGCATCTCAGCAAGACCACTTGAGACTATTTTTATGTGTGATTCAGATCACCAGGTATTGTCATTCTTTCACCAATGGGCACAGAATGTCATGAACTATGGCACAAAGGGTGGACCATTTGCTCAGATCGATAATAAATTACCCTTTGAGATAGGCTATCGTGATGAATATGCTTGTCGTGTGACTGTCAGACATTACAGTACAGAAAGCTTTTCAAACAAATATTATGAGGTCATTTTAGATAAGTGCTATCCAACCATTGTCGGTGACCTCGACCTATCGTGGGAAAACAACGACAGCTATCTCACGCTACCAGTCTCGTTCAATTATAAGAGAATCGAATACTCTGGTGAAAAGTCTGGATCGCCCACATCTCGTTTAAATCGCGGTACTGGCCTACTTGATATTCTTGGTGCTGTGGCAGGATTTGCAGATGTCGTAAGACAAACAACTAGGGGTGGAAAACCAACATCAATTCAAGATGCTGTAAACAGAGTGACAAGGGTTACAGATTCATTTGATAATATTAGCAATACGCTAGGAATTTAAATTATTAGGAGTATATTATGGCTTTGCCAAAAATCGACTTACCGATTTCTGAAATGGAGTTGCCATCAACTGGCAAGAAAATAAAATATAGACCATTTACGGTTAAGGAAGAAAAGATTCTACTGGTTGCGCAAGAATCAGAAGATCCAGAACAAGAATTGCTTGCAGCAAGACAGATAGTAAATAATTGCTTGATTGAATATGACGTTTCTAATCTGGCAATGTTTGACCTAGAATATGTGCTTTTACAATTACGATCTAGGTCAGTAGATAATAACGTATCGTTTACAATCACTGATCCCGATACAGAAGAAACGGTAGTATTAGATCTTGACATTACAGCAGTAAAGGTGACAAAGGATGATCGCCACACGAATGAGGTAAGGGTCAATGATGAATATGTTTTGTTTTTAAAGTATCCGACCATTGATGAGTTTGCACAGATTATTAAGTTAAACCCAAAAGACCCACTTGTGAATTATTATATCATGGTTGCTTGTTTGGAAAAGGTTGCTTCAGAAGATGAGATTCACGATTTTAGTGAATATACGCAAGAAGAAATTGATACATTTATGGAAGAAATGCCAGGTGAGGTAATTAAGGGTGTTCAATTATTTTTTGAGACGATGCCTAAATTACGTCACGAGATGAAATATAAGAACAAAGAAGGAAATGAAAAGACATTCGTTGTGGAGGGTATGCGCAGTTTTTTTTCCTAATGCTGTGCCATATTAGTCTTGGCGATTTTTATCAAATGGTGTTCGCCTTGGCACAGCATCATAAATATTCGATATCGGATATTGAAGGGATGATTCCTTACGAAAGGGATTTATATTTTCAAATGTTAATTAACTACATTGAGAAGCAGAAGGAGACCTAATGAAACTTGATCAGAAATTCGAAAATCCACACGGTACCAAGTTGGCCCTGCTCGAACGAGAAACTCGTAAGATGAAAAAGACCAACGCGAAGAAAGAGTACCTTAAGATGCGTATTTCAATGTTGAAAATTGAACGAGACAATCCTAATAATGATGACTATGATTCTCAATGGTACAATAGACTCATACAAGAACTAGAATGGGCTGAAAGCATACTTCTCAGTGATAACTACCCTAAGACTAGTAATTGTTTTATGGAGAACGAATTAAATGGCTGAATTATCGGCTGAAACACAAGCCATCGTCGAAAGGCTCCAAGCAGAAGGTAAACTTTTAAGGAATACCGGCTCAAATTCAATTCGATCTGTGAAGGTTGAATTGTCAAAATTTGAAGGCATCTTTAATACTATCTCAAACAATATCACTTCGCAAACGGAGACAATGAGAGCATCAATGGGTGCTCAGGCAGATATTGCAGAGAGAGAAAGAGAACAGGCTGCACGACAACGAGCGTTTGATGATTTGGAACAAGATTCTGAATCTGCAGAATTAAAAGCCTTACGCGATAAGGTAGAGACACAGAAGCTTAAGAATGATTTGGCGTCAGAAAAGGATAAGGCCAAAGGCGATGGTCTCTTTAAGAAGTTAAGTGGTCTTGGTGGTCTCAAAATACTTGGTGGTGGTCTTTTAGCTGTCGGTGCTCTCGCAATAGGATATGGATATCTGAATTCGAAAACCGATGGTGGTTTGGATAGAATGGTACTTGCCATTAAAGACACTGGCTGGAAGAAGATTTCCGAGTCGATGAATCTAATTGCAGAAAAGACACCACTGATTCTTACCCAATTAGAAAATGCATTAAAACCAGAAAACCTAGAGGCACTGGCAAAGGCAGCGGGGGCTGCAGCAGTTGCGGGTCTTGGTATTGGTGCTTTAGCCAAATTAGGACCATCTTTAATTGAAGCGGCAACTGCAGGATATTTGGTCAATGAGGTAAGAAAGGCCAGAGCTGGAACGCCTGGTACTGTTGCTCCGGGTGGAGATGGTCCTGATAAAGACAAGAAAATGAAATTTCAAAGGCCAGGCCTGAAGAGTTTTACAGTAGCTGGCCTTGCTACATATGCCCTATCTGCACTAATGCCAAAAATTGGTGATTATATTCGTGGCAATATTATGGGTATGACACCGACTGAAATTGCAAATAAGAAGTACGATGCCATAGATTTTGGTGGGACAGTATTAAAATATGCTACGATCGGATCGATGTTTGGAGTAAAAGGTGCTCTTGTTGGTGCAGGAATTGGTGCAGCAATTGGTATTGGTGAAAAGATTGTAGACGTTATACGCGATGATCTTTATGATGAAGGTGCTATCACGAATAGAATGGAAGACGCGCTTGAAGAAGTAGAGCGCATCAAAACAGATGCAGAAGATAAATTGATCGCGATGACTAAAAAGCGTGAAGAATTATCTAAGAATCTCACCGAGGCCCAGCTTGAAAATATTGGACTTGGAAATGATGCGATTCAGGCTCAGAGAGATATCGTAGATGCAGAAAAGGCAGCAATTCAGAAAGCTGCAACAGAGGCAGCCCAAACATCTGCAAGACAAATTCAGGCAGAAATTGATGAATTGACAGAGAAAGAATTTAGAGCTAAAAGAGTAAGTCCGAATCCTAGAGGAAGAGACGAGAGTGATGAAGCCTATATGAGGGCAAAGGCTAAGTTCGATAAAGAACGTCTAGATGAAATTTTGAGACTACAAGGGCAACAAAATCAAACAATCCAGACAGCAATAGAAGCTGGTGCAGATCCGGAAGCTATTCAAAGAACATTAAGTAGTATTGAAACTCCACCCGCTGAACGCAAAAGAGTTGCAGACCAGATGGCAAGGGATCTGGGTCTTACTCGATCCGTTAATGATATAATCAGTAGTGTCACAGGGGCATCTACGGCCAATCAGACACCCATAATGATGCAGACAGTTAATAATGTGGTAGGTCCAACGACAACCTATAATGGTGGTTCTAACTCACAAACTACTGTAAGTGTGCCATTTCTAGGACCTGTAGGTGGCTCGGGTACAGGATTGGGTGGATAAAAAAAGGGGAGCCGAAGCTCCCCCAAACTAGCCAATTTTCTTAATAGCTGTATAATTTCAAATAGTCAATAATCACCTGTGGAGCAGTTTCTCCATAAGGATCATCAGTCGCATTATCTCTCATACCAGGCTCTTCAAAGAACCTTTCAATTACACCGCCTTTCACTACCATGGCATATCGCCACGATCTCATACCAAATCCAAGATTTGACTTGTCGACAAGCATACCCATCTGTCGAGTAAATGTTCCTGTTCCGTCAGGAATCATTTTTATCTTTTCAACACCTTGATCTTTTGCCCATTTATTCATTACAAATGAGTCGTTAACCGAAGCACAATAGACCTCGTCAACACCAAGCTCACGAATCAGATCATAGTTTTCTTCAAAACCTGGAACCTGAAAGGTAGAGCACGTAGGGGTAAAAGCACCCGGCAAAGAAAAGATCACGACTCTTTTTCCATTACAAATGTCGTTTGTTGAGAGCGTCGACCAGCGATAAGGGTTATCACCACCGATAGATTCATCTCGTACACGAGTTTGAAATGTGATAGAAGGTACACGTCGTCCACTTAAAAACATATTATATCTCCATGATAAAATTGCAAATACTACTCAGTTAAGAGTGTTTTGTCACCATTAATTTTGATCTTCTTGGGCTTTTTCTCATCTGGAATGACACGTTCCAAGTGAATTGTTAAAAGACCATTGACAAATTGAGCATCTCTCACCTCAATATCTTCTGCAACAGAAAAGTTACGAGTGAATTTTCGGAAAGAAATCCCACGGTGAAGCATATCTCCACCACCATTGAAGTAATCACCTTGCTCATCCCATGTGGAACGAACAGTTAGATTGCCATGTGCTACTTCTATCTCAACGTCATCCTTATCAAGTCCAGCAAGTGCCAGATCGATAAAGAAATCGTCATCTTGTCTACGAATGTTGTAGGGCGGGAATCCTGTATTATTTCGATTCATGTGATCGGACATCGTTTCGAGTCGATCAATCATTCTATCAAAACCTACAGTGAAGGGGGTCAAATGGTTAATGTTTAAACCAGTCATAAGTTTCTCCTTATAATAAGCAAGAGTTTAATTGTAGTGATGGTTGTACCCATCGATTAAGTAAGACCCTATCGGCATCTTACGAAACTTATTTATACTAAATGCCAGTACTTCCAAGACCACCTATACGGTCAGTCTTTTGTATTGGTTGTTTTTCTGTTGGGGATATGTCGTACGAAATGGTTTCTTCGAGCATGGCTTGAGCTAATCTCTCACCGTGTTCGATTGTTACCAAACTATCAGTCACGTTCGATACCATCATAAAGCACTCGTTGACATAATCACAATCGATAATGCCTGTGCCATTAGAAAGAATCAAACCTTTCTTTAGCGCAACGCTTGAGCGAATGTATAGTTTCAACACGTGTTTCCACGGAATGTCAAAAATTAATCCGGTAGGTACCAAGCATCGTACCCCCGGTGGAAGCTGGAATGCATTCGATGCACCACCAACTCCCTTCACGAGAATCTTTTGTTCTTTATTCCAGTTGTTGTAAGATTTTAAATACTGGCCATTTTGTAGACATGCCCTCACATCAAAACATGCCGAACCTTTTGTAGCAAACTGCGGAATCTCAGCATGCTCATTCACCTTAAATACATTCATAATCAACTCACTTTTTGCCAATGTTATACTTTACAGCAAGCTCCCAGTCACCTTTATCTTTATAAGAGATAATCTTAATCTGATTGAGTCCAGCAACTGGCTCTTTGGTTTTTTCTTTGTCTACTATTTCAAGTAGTTCCCATTCTTCGAGTAGATTAACGATTGTGTTTCGTCTCGCCTGATCTTCCTCTGTGAATGTATTATGCTTACCGTCTAAGATAAACAACTCTTTGAAGTGCAGAATAGAGTATCTACCCTTCTTGTGTAAGATATGACATGATTGGTACAGCTTCTTTTCTTTACGAGACGAGATCCCGATACGGGTAAGAGTCTCTTTGATCTTAAGGAAGCTATCTTCAGTCGGTAGTCGAACTTCTATACCCACGCCTCTAAAAATATCCTCGTTGTCCATGATTAAAAGTCACCTTTATAATAATTGTTAGTAGTGTCGTCAATGGTATAAACCCATTTTGTCTATTTATCATTTACCGACTCCACCCACCTGTAGGCGATCATGTAGCGTTTTTAGATCATCTTTCGATAAGGCTTTCAGATATAATTTAGCAATCGTTCTGTTGCATTGGTATACAGTCTGAATAGCATCAAGATCCTCATTTTTATCGGCCTTTGGCCATTTGGAAAATCTCTTTCGTTTACGAAGAGCACCACGATAATAATCAAACTGCGCGGCTGCAAACAAATCTGGTCTCATATTCATTTCATTCGCGTGTAGAATAGTATCGTCAAAATTAGCAAAGCCTCTATTCACAATATAGGCAGCATATAGCTTCTCAGTCATTTCTGGGTTCTCATCATCGCCAATAAGATTGGCCTTAGAGAAAGAAGCTGCATTCATAAAATCAAACGGGTTGTAATCTTTAGCCATGATTCATATCCTCACAAGGCAGAGTCATTTTTAATCTCTTCTATTTCTTTCATTAGCTCATCAAACTGCATTGCACAAGGTTCACACATTTTAACTTCGTGGGCACCTTCTAAGGTATTTAATTTGATAGTGAAGGCTGTCTTAGCCTTTACAATTTCGTGACAGTTAAAACATTCAACTTTCTTTCTAAGCATTACCATTTCCCTTTTGGGCATTTGCCACCTAAGTGTGGTTTGAATTTTGTTTTAAGAGTAACAAAACACCAACACTCTTTGCACTGATCCGTCAATTTCAAATAAGATTCACAAGATTTACAAATCTCTTTGCGTTCTGCAGCCTTTTCTTTTGAAACGTGGTATGGGTCAATCAGTGGCATTATTTGTATTCACTCTCAATCATCACCTCAGTGAGGAAAGCGACCATATTGACCTCGAGGTCAGCAACAAAATTTGCCTTGTACATGTAGTCAGCAAGTGTCACACAAAACCCGGGCAATGATCTGAATTCGACACGATCGGTAGCTGCATCGTAGACTCGACGAAACATTTCATTCATGTCTTGGTCAGAGTTATTACCAACCCATTTACGCATATTGGTAAAATCTTTTGCCTTCAAAAGAGCAAAGAGTTCATCAATAGATTCTTGTTTCAGATTGACAAAGATACCCTCGTCGATCTTACCAGAAGCAGCGTATGATTGAAGTTCAGTCAAGACACGTCGAAAATCAGGAAAGTGTTTTTCAATAACCTTGGCAACCACATTCTTATCGAAGTCAACATTCTCTTGTTGAAGAATGGTATTGACTCTTTTGAAGAATTGCATGGCAAGTTGGGGACGCTCAGATTGTTCGATAGAGAAGTCTATCTCAGAAAGTCGAGAGCGGAGGGGAGAGATGATACGATTTTTGAAATTGCAGGTAAAGATAAACCCACAGTTAGAAGAATATTCTTCTATAAAATTACGGAGGGCGGGTTGGACAGATGAAGCGTTGAGGTAGTCCGCCTCGTCGAATATAACATATTTCCGACCACCTGCGAGGGAAACGGAGGAGGCAAACGTTGATATTTCGTATCGTAGTGTGTCAATATTGACGTTGAGTGAGCCATTTTTAACGACATAATCGCAACCAAGCTCATCAAGCATAGCCTTGGCGATTGTAGTTTTTCCAACACCGGGTCCACCTGTTAGTAGAAGATTAGGGACATTTTCGTCTTTTACAAATTTGCGAAAAGACTGTTTCATTTTTTCGGGTAAGATGGTATCATCAATTACCTGGGGTCGATATTTCTCAACCCATAACACTTCGTTTGATTTAGCATCAACGGACATAATATAAAACCTTCATCAAATAAAAACATAATAAAAAAGAAAAGAGGGACCGAAGTCCCCCTATCAAAACCGATTGTTATCCAACCAGTTTGTCAGCGAGAGGACCTTCGGGTGGAACGTCCACATCTACTGGAGCGGCACCTGCGGATTGCGCATCACCTTCTTGCTCGGGGCTGTTCTGACGTACGAACATCTCGAGTTTGTTACGGAGCATTCCAACACCGGCCAGTTCTTGGCCTTGGAAACCACCACGTTGAGATACTACATCGATAACCTGTACCAGTGTAGCAATATCACCCAATTGGATAGTTACCTGTTCTTGTTGCTGTTGTTGATCATTCATGTGTTTCATCCTTTGTTATAAGTCGACTTAGAATCAATTGCCACAAAATATGTGACATCCTTGCCTCTAAACTCTGAGATACCTTTGCTGCAAAGCGTAACCCGGTAGTCTTGAGGTAGCAGTTTAAGGTTATCAGTTTTAATAATAATCTTAAACGTATCGTCAGTCTCACCAATCTCGACATCATAGTCGTCAGCATTATCGGTAGTACTGTCGATTGCCTTGAGATAACATTTGCCACCATCGCCAACAAATGCAACCTCACTAAACTGAAGAACACCTGCTGCCTTCAGTACGGACTGTAGATCATCCCATTTTACATCAACAACAACGTCTGCAGTAGGGATCGAAATCTCTTTTTCAGGCGGAGTGTGAATCATAGAGATGTCAGCATATATGTACTTCGTACGCCGACGACCCTCTGAGATAATAAAGTATTTATCATGAAACTCCACATCGGGATCTTCATAAAGGCTTAAAATCGATAAAAATCTTGACATATCGTAAATACAGGCCTCTGAGGGGATCTCATCGGGGATATTTGCGATGGCAATCAAGGTTTTTTCGGGGGTGATGGTTTTAAGCACAGACCCTTCTTTCATAAGAATTGACTTGTTGATACCTGCAAAACTCTTAAGAATGGTAAGTGTACGTTCACTAAATTTCATAACAAAGATTTCCTCTTTCAATTTTGTGTTGTCATTATATAACAGAACACGTTAAATGTCAACCCTTTTTCTTCTTTTTGTAATTCTTTCGACTGGAGCTTTTGTCTGCAGTGGCTGATGCACCAATGCGACTAATTGCAGCCATATTACCTTGGAAGATATAAGAGCCAACATGATTCAGTTGCATCCATGGGCACATCCAAACTGAGATACCAGCCTTTCGTGCCATTTTACAAAAGAAATAGTCTTCCGAAAGATAACGTCTGGTATCTGGATCAATCACACAATCAAAGAAAGCTGTGATATCACGAGTACCATCAAAGTTATCTGTTCGAACATGATCAGGTCTATAAGATAGTTCTGGGTATGCGTCTCGGTACTTTTCAAGCACCTCTCGTGGAATGA